TATGCTCAGCAGCGCATCATCAGATTCATGAAGAACTTCACTGATAGAGACGTAACCGAGATTGTCAAGAGGAACTTCGTCAACTCTGACATATTCGAATGGAATATAGATAAGTGGAAGAGCTTGAACTTCGATACTCAAGAAGAAGCAGAGAGTCTGATCGTAAGGATATACAACTCATGATAGTCTATAGCGACACAAGACGAAACTCAGCTGTTCGTCTAGGAGGATTCGAGTTCGAGATACTGAACGAGCTGAAGGATCTGTCTTCTAGAACAGACGCTAACTGTCTGAAACACACTAGGTTCCTCTTCGAGTTCGATGACAGACCTTTAGAAGATCAGCTGAATATGCTGAAGAACGATATAGGTAAGCTGTGCGTGAGAGCAGTCTTCTCTGGATCCAAGTCTATACACTTCATCGCTCAGTTCTCTGACGACTGCGAGGATATGTGCTCTAAGCACTACAGAAGAATATGGCAGTATCTTGAAAAGAAGTACTTCATGGGTGCTGACGGACAGTGCAAGAATCCATCTAGACTGACTAGGGCTCCTGGAGCGTTCAGAGTCGACAAACAGCGTGTACAAGAGCTTTTGCTGGATCAACCAACTAACTACATAAACGACGTTGTTCCAGAGCTTCTAGACCAGCTTAAAATTCAAATACGAAGCTGGAAGGCAGAGGACTCTATAATGAAAGTCCTAGACGACGAGAAGAAGAGGAAGTTTCAGAACAGATCTAATAATGGGATGTGCAAAAGCTACACTACTGTCAAGAGATATCTAGACACTCCTTTTCCGATGGTCAAGGGGAACGGACACTCTTCTGCTTGGTTGTTCGCAGCTGTGTGCACTTGCCTAAAATACAAAGATGGTAGTACTCTAGAGAAAGTCTGCGACAAAGCTAGAAGAGAGCACTGGAAAGAATCAGAGATAAGACATGTAATAAGCTCAGCGAGCTCGAGGATATAATATGCTAACTCAAGCAAAGAGAATAGAACACAGAGAAAAGAGAATAGAACGTTTCAACACAGACACTAGATACAAAATAGGATGTCTTCAGAATCTAGAGACTATCAGAAAAGAGACTGAGGGCACTCCGTCAAGCAAGGCGCTAAGCTTCTGCAAGAACCACGGCATAGCAATACCTCAGTGGGCTCGTGACTGCTGGAACAAGAAACTCGTGTGCCTTCGGGCGAAGAATCCGGAGATATACAAGCAGAGGAGACCATACGAAAAGTATGCAGAACTACACAGGAAGAGTCAGAGAGAGTATTACGCAAGGTCTCCTGAGGTAGCTAACTGTCGGGTTCTCTCGTACCTATTTCTACGTCGTCATGGACTGTTGAGAAAAAACTGGGAGATCCATCATCCGTTTGGAACTGACCATAAGCTATTCTTCTACTTTCCTCGGCCCGTTCATAGGATGTTACATCAGTTGTTCGGGCAGAAAAATGAAGATGTCTCGATCGAGAGAATCTACTCAGCCATGGACCTGATAACTCAATTCGAATTCTACGTCAATTATGAGCTGGTCGATGAAAGGAAAATAGATCTCTGACTTTCTGAGAGTTCTCTTCTAATACTTTCAAAAAAGAAGAGAACTCTTATGGCTACCCATGCAGAACGCTTAAAACTACGCAGAGAAGCTAAAAAATCTATCTCCTCACAGGTTCAAGAATGTGAGGAGACTTCTGACATCCTGACCGAGCTAAGGGCTATAAAGATCTTGCTGGCTAAGATCAACAGACGAGAGGCAATCCGCTCTGGAGAGGAGATGTAATATGACTCTTACTCAGTGGTTGAATGAAACCTGGAAGCACTTGACGTTCTCCAATGAAACGGTTAACGCTAAAGGTGCTGTAATCAAGATTCCTGATATAAATCTCGAGTTAACTTCTGGTCTGTTCAGTACGGACTCGCTGGAGGAATTCGAGGACCTTGCATTTCATCTTTCTCCAGTAGGAACTATCCGAGACAAGATCAACGAGGACTACTACAACGACAAGCTACTTCGTGCTAGGAACATACTGACGAAGCAGATTCTTACTACGAAGAATTCTAGGTTAGCTAAGCAGCTGATGGAAGTGCTAGAGCGTCGTGATCGAGTGAGATGGCAGAAAGAAGCTAAAGAGTTGAAGGCCACCGCTACAGATGCTGAAGGCAAGAGCATAAACGTTACATTCTCAGTTATTTGATGAACAAGCACTATAAACTATTCAGTCACCAGATGATGTTGATGCAGAGCACTGCACCTATATGCTACATGGTATGCGGACGTGCTGCAGGAAAGAGCTATGCAGCGTCACTACTGATAGTCAAGTACTTTCTCCAGGGGAAGAGAGTAATCGCTCTAGCACAGACGTTCCGAGCTCTACAGGAAGTTCTTTTCGCAGAGACTGAAGAGAGACTTAGAGAGCTCGGTATAAACTATCACTTCTACCGTCAGCAGATGAAGATAGAGTATGGTGACGGGGTCATCTACGGTGCATCATACGAGAATCTAGAGAGCATAAGAGGTCTTTCTAGAATCAGTCTCGCAGTATGCGATGAAGCAGCTCTAAGTCCTAGCAATCTATTTCCTATTCTTTCTCCATGTCTTCGCGGCGAGGGAATAGAGCCGTACATAAGACTGTTGAGCACTCCTAGAAGAGGCTCATGGCTAAATCTGTACTGCAAAGAGCACGCAGACAGAATAGAGTTGATCCATGCGAAGACGTCTGACAACAAGTTCGTGACTGATGACCAGATCCAGCTAATGAAGCAGTCAATAGTCAATGACGATATGCTTCAACAGGAGCTAGAGGGCGTCATGCTCGACATCGACTCAGTGTCTTCAATCGTTCAGTTGAAGGAGTACCCGAGATCTGATAGCGGAAGTCAAGCTGAGGAGTTCTACATCGGAATAGATCTCTCTGGTCTAGGATGCGACAACAACGTCATAACAGTAGTATCGAAGTATCGAGTAGAGGAACAGATAGCTCTTCAAGTGGCAGATACGTTTCAGATGGCTGGAGTCGTAGAAGATCTCTGCAGAAAGTACACAGTGAAGAACATCTTCATAGACATAACAGGATCTACGTCATGCGGACTCTTAGACGTCCTGAAGGCGAAGAACAAGCAAGTTCTGGGAATCAATTTCGCTCAGAAGCCGTATGTCGATAGATACATGAACGCACGTTGCGAAATGTATGTCGAGGTCTCTAACGCTGTAAAGAATGGAATGTTCATAGGCTCGGATGACATCAAGACCCAGCTATCATACACTACTATAGAAGTTAACAGCTCTGGAAAGCTTCAGCTCGTGAAGAAAGATAAGATAAAAGAGCTGATAGGTCATTCGCCTGACGAAGCAGACTCTCTAGCTCTGGCCGTATATGCCATGAACCACCAGACGGTTACGAAAGAAGCAGACCACGCTAGGGAAGTCAGTGCCAAGTATCTAGCAGCTATGGAATCCTTTGGCTATCTGTAGAACTATTTATTTTCAAAAACGAGGATTTGTTAATGATCGCGGTTAGAGACATTATACGAGAAGCTGCTATAAGGGTCAACGTCGGGTCTAGACGTCAAGCTTTGCCCGGAGGCATAGAAGAGACTGCCTTGAAGCTGCTTCAAGGAATAGTTGCTAAGTATAATAACGACAGCCTCTTGAACTGGACACAGAATTTTGTAATACTGAAAGCTAAAGATCTGATTCACATGTACTCGAAAGATGATTCTCTAGCTGGTGAGAACAATCTCTATTTCGACACTGAAGCAGATCTCAACAACTATAGACTTACAGCAGAAGACTTCGAGAAGAACGTGTACGCCATGGTAAAGACGAACACGAAGGTGTTTTACACAGTCGAGACTCCTGAAGATGACGTGTACCAGTGGAAGCAGAATGTAGCTGAAGACATTCCGTCTCAGAGAATTCAGATGATGCAGAGATACTGCAAGATGGAACACGTGAAGGTGAACTCGATAGCCAAGATAAACTCGATATACATCTCAGTGACTGGAAAGATTGACGGATTCAACAACATGGCAGAGCTGAAGTTCAAGGCTCCAGCAGACTTCGACAAGTACACTATGAACGCTGCTGTATATACTACTTTCCCGAGAGCTGACGGAGAGTTCTTGATTCAGATGAAGCCTATCGTGGTAGCTCAGAGATGGGCCATAAAGGTAAACTACAACGAGAAGATAGACTTCGACATCGACAGCGACTTGACAGTTCCAGACAACTACGTTGAGCTTCTCATAGTGGCTCTAGCGCACAAGCTTGCTATACAGTTCCCGAGAATAGACGACTCTCAGTTCCAGAGACTAGAGAATGATCTGAAGGTGCTAGTCGACAACGTTAGGACCCCGAAGGCCGAAGACAGAATGTTGAACAGAATGAACTACGACTACGGATTCGGAACAGAGCGCACTATGACTACTCAAGAGCTGATGAGCGGCTCTTGGTTCTGATTCATGGAGGATTCTGATGGCTTCTAGAGCTAAACTCATAACGAACATCGTAGGAGGAATAACGAAGTCTAATCTGGCTAAGATAGGCACAATCAGCTTGACTGATGTGTTCAAATATGATCACAATCTAGTTTCCATGATGAATATTCTAAATGCAGCAAGGTTGAATCCACCTAAAGAAGGACATAAGCATCATATTATTCCAAGGTGTTGGTTCAAGATGAATAATCTTCAAGTTGATAATAGTAAAGAAAATTTAGTATTATTAAGCCCAGAGGACCATGTAAAGGTTCACATACTATCCATCTTATGTGGCGCAACACCTGAAATGAGATCTAAGATGGGTTTTGCAGTTCATAGATTACTTGAAGGTTCTTTCAGTGGACTGCATCATACAGACGCGACAAAGCAGATTATTAGAGCAAAGAGAGCAGAGCAAGTAATTACATACGAACATAAGCAACATATTAGCGAAGGACTTAAAGGTAAATCTAAGCCACCTAGAACTAAATCACACTGTGAAGCTCTTTCTAAAGCACTAAAGGGCCATAAGTGGGATAAATCCGTAATAGAACAACGTGGAATAAGCAATAGACACCCTAAATCGAATAATGCTAATTATCAGAAGGCACAGAAGTCGCTTTCTGTAGCATTCCATAGATATAAAGATGAAGGTGGCGAACTGAAATGGCAACAATGGCTTCATTTTAGAAGTGGAGGGAAAGATGTCGAATAGAGCTAGACTTGTACAGAATATTTGTGGAGGCGTGTCAAAATCAGCAATTGCAAAAATCGGTCTCGGATATTCCCTGAACTGCTATCCAGAAGTGCAGAACAGCGAATCTAGCTGCACGATAGCTATGAGGACTGTGTCTGGTCAGGCAGAGTTCTGCAAAGTCGATGGAAGATGCAGAGGTCTTTACAGAGTGTCTAGAGGACTGAACAACAAGCCAGCTCTATACGGCGTGTTCGGATCTACTCTCTACATATTCTACACCAACGGAGACGCTGTCAAGATAGCTGATCTAGATTCAAACAACGGCGAAGTTCACATGTGCGAGACCGGAGGATACGGATCAGCCTGGCCTCATCTCATCATGGTCGATGGAACTTCTGTGTACGCAGTGAACACTGGTCTGTCGATAGGAGATCAAGCTGCAGACTTCAAGAGAATAGCTCTTCCGTTCAGAGTAAACTCTAAGACAGAGAAGATCAAGCCGACTCACTGCGCATATCTGTACGGATATCTAGTCGTCAACGACGCTGGAACAGACGCTTTCTACACCTCTTATCAATATCCGTTCGAAATAGAGGACACTGAGCCTCCTGAGTTCTACGAGAAGAGAAGAGACTTCATATTCTGGTGGAACAGTCTGTCAGAAGAGAGACAGAGCGACTACAAGTCTGGATCTATACACGACTCTTACTGGGACGAGTACAAAGAGTTTATCGAGGGAACAGCTGACGACACTCCAGAGAAGAACGACATCTTCAGAATCTACACGATCCAGTTCGCTCTATACGGATTCGTCACATACTCAGAGTGGAGCCCAGACAACACGACTGCTCTCATAAGCAACGGCTCTAAGCTCTACACTTTCGGCGACAGATCTTGGCAGGTATTCAGCTACAACGATGACGCTGACAATCCGTTCAGCTCTCCTGACAACGCAGCTGGTCAAGTCGGAATAAAAGCTCCGAACTCCCTCGCTGGAATAGGAAGAACAGTCATCTGGCTCGGAAGCTCAGACGTTGGCGAGAACGGAGTCTTCATGCTAGAAGACACTAAGCTCACGAGAGTCTCTACGAACGACATAGAGCGAGAGCTGAAGGAGATGAAGAATCCAGAGAACGCTTACTCTTCAATATGGCAAGAGCATCAGCATCTGTTCTACTCTCTGACGTTCGAAGACTCGAACAAGACTTTCGTCTATGATGTCTCGGAGGACTCATGGCACTGCAGAGCGAGCTATGATCCGAGCAGCAGACTGATGTTCTGGAGATACAATCATCTCACGTTCGCTTATGGAAAGATCTTCTGTGCTGCTTTTGGAGCTCTGTGCACGCTAGACGACAACAAGTTCGATGAGCATGACGGAAGATGCATTCTTAAGCTCAGAAGAGGTGCTGTGCTAACTTCAGACGCTATGCCGTTCTTCATCGACGAATTGAAGCTCATAGCTAACCAAGGTCAACACTCATTCCAGGATCAAAACAAGCTGAAGTGGGATCATTTCAAGGACTTCAATCCTAGAGTCTCGTTCAGATACTCGTGGGACGGATCTACATTCTCGGACTACGAAGACGCATATCTCGGAAAGGTTGGCGAGTACTACTACGACACGTCAATCTTTGGACTCGGATTCGGCACTTTCTTCACGCTAGAGATCAGCACAACTGAGAACATTCCTCTAGCTATAGAGAATGTCTTGATCAGCTGGTCTCCGACATCGATGATGAGGTACTGATGGAACTGTTGAACAACACACTGAAGATTGTCAGATATGACGAGGGCAACCAGAATCTGGAGGGCCTGAAGGGAAAGTACGGACAAGTGGGAGCTTCATCCTACTCGGTCACTGTCCTGAAGAACGTCATGTTCATCAATCTGTACAAGGGAGCTTCAGTGGAACTCAAGCTGCCTGGAGTCAAAGACGGATTCCTCCTGACTTCAAAAGGAAGAACGATAGAAGTCAATGATTCAGTGCTGAAGTGTTCACTAGAGAAAGATGAGAGCGCTTTTGGACAATTTGTCCTCCAGAAATGGAACTAATTTGGGGCTAATTATTTCTCAAAAAGAAGCCAAGAGGTTTAGAATATGATAGGTGCAGCAATCGGAGCAGGCCTCTCAGCACTCAGCACAATTGGTGGCCTGATCTCCAATAACGAACAGGAAAAAGCTCGTCAGAGAGCTCTGAGGGAAGCTAAGGCAGAGCTCAAGACTCAGCAGACAATGTCAGCTAACGAGTACGGAAAGACTCAGCAGCAGCTAGAAGATTATTACGCTAACAGAAAGGGAATTGGATCCGCTAGCGACGTCAACGCTTACAGAGCTGCAATCGCTGGCTATGATCCGAACAAGTACGTTCCTGAAGAGACAAAGTTCGAGTACGACAAGAGTCAAGAAGACTTCCTCAATCCGTACTACAACAGAATCATCGGAGACACAGCTTCTCAGATACAGCACTCAGCAGCTGGAGCTGGACTCGGAAGAGGAACTGGAGCTGCTCTCGGAATCGCTAAGGGAGTAGCTGAGAAGAGCGACGAGCTCTACAAGACTGCCATGGATCAGTACAATTCAGACAGAGACTTCACCTACAAGACGTACTCAGACGCTATAGCGAACAACAGAGCTAGACTCGAGGCTTTGAGAAGCGGAGATGAGTACAAGCTCGGACTAACTGGCAACTTAGCTCAAGACTACACAAAGACTCAGGACGAGAGACAGTCAGACCTGATGAAGCTCAATCAAGACAGAATGGCAGCTAACCAAGCATACGGCCTAGCTCTCGGATCTCTGTACTGACACTGGAGGAATTGAAGAATGATCTACAATCGTGACGCTATAGACAGATCTGGAATGATCGAGAACATGCTCAGAAGAAAAGCTGAGCAGAACGCTGAAGAACGCAGACTCATGGCTGATAGGAATCAGATCTGGCAAAACGCTATCTCTGCTGGTGGAAGACTCGCTGACAAGATGTTCAGCGATGAAGACAAGCTCAGACAGCTAGAAGCAGAGAGAGCTGCTCTTGATGAACAGATGAGCATTGATCAAAGTAGCAGTGCTCAGAAGGTTGACTGGAACAGACCTCAGTTCGAGAATTCGAGCACCAGATCAGAAGTGAGCACAGGTGCACAGCCTACATGGCTAGAGGAACAGACAAAGAAAGCATTAGAAGAATTTAGAAGAGAACAACGAAATCAAGACCTTTACGAGCCTATTCCTCAAGAGTACAACGACATCGCTAGAATGGATGACCTGGCCATTGAAAATGCTATCAGAAGAGCTAAGCTAGAGGCTAGAACCTAGTAATGGAGAATTCAGAATGCCATACGATCAGAGAAGAAAAGAACTTGATCAACAGATAGCAGAACTCAGAGCCAAGATAGCTGCTGGTGCCGGAGATGTAGGAACTGCTAGCTACATCTTGAGAGGCGACACGAAGTTGATGGACATGGCATCTAGAGCAGAGCAATCTGCAATAGATAAGGCTATCCAAGAAGCAGAGAACGAGAAGCAGAGAGAATTCCAGAGAGCTCAGAATCAGGCTGCTAGAGATAACGCAATGAAGATAGCCGAGATGAGCAGATCTTCTGCAAAGTCTCCAGAGGTGAATCTAGATAAGCTTCAAGTGGATGCAGACGTAGCTCAAGCAGAATATGACGAAGCTGTCAAGAAGGTAGACATGAACGATCCAGACTCTATCACTCGAGCTAAGAAGGCAGCTATAAAGCTCAACTATGCTCAATCACTGCTACCATATTTCGACAAGGATGTACACATTGTTCCTACTGAGTTCAATGAAGATGCTACTGAGATAGCTAAGGGAAAGACAATCAAGAGCGCAAAGGCAAGATTAGATGCTCTTACTAAAGTCGATTCTTCTAAATGGACAGAGAAAGATAAAGCTGCATATACCGAAGATCTAGAGAGACTAAAGGAACTAGATCCAGATTCGGTTACTAAGTACGAAGTGGATCTGAGAAAGAAACCACTCACAGTTCAACAGAGAATAGCTAAGAGAAAGAGAGAGATAGATAGCTATGATTGGTCAAGTACTGAACCTGATGGAACAGTAGACAAGTATGGATCTGCTGGAAGAGGTCTTTACGATAAGAAGACTGGAAAGCTTCTTAGACTAAAAGAATAGAGCCACGGAGATGAATCATGACACCTGAACAAAAGAGCAGATATTTTGAGAAGTTGAGATCTGTAGATCCTAAGATCGCCAATGAATTCGACGAGGCAAATGACAGTGATAAGTGGCTGAATGAGAATGCTGAGAGACTAGAGAACCTTAGCGACTTCACTGACAAGTACAAGAACATTGCTGACTTTCTTGGCGACAAGAATAAGATTCTAGAAACTCTATACTTCACTCAAGATGGAAAGATGCCAACTAAAGCCAGATTGAAATCTATTCAAAAGGACCATCCAGAGATAAGTGAAGAAGACATAAAGAACTGGTTCGACAAAGTAAACGAAGCTAAGGAATATTACACCAGACAGACAGTAGAAGAGGCTGACAGATATAAGAGAGCTCAAGAAGTCAAGGACTGGGACTTGTGGAAGAAGATACTAACTTCAGACTACGAGAAACAGAGATACATCGAGAATCCAAAGGAAGCTCTATTCGGAAAAGACGCTCCAGACTTCGGAAAAGCTGAGAAGACTAGAACTGGAGCAATAGGTGACCTATTGTCTGGAGCTACAGCAGTCGGACTTGACTTAGTTCCTCCTGTTTCACTTCCTGCAATAGCAGCTGCAATTGCTGGAGGTCCAATTGTAAGAACTGCTAGAGATGTGATTCACAGAAACTTCTCTCCGTACAAGAAAGAGATGGGTGACATAGTAGGTGACAACTTAGGTGACCTTGCAGTAAACGCTAGTACAATTGGTCTTCAGAACTATAGAAAGTTAGGAAGAATATTAGGAGGGTTGACATCTGAGCCAGCTTTAAAAGAGCTAGAGAGACAGCAGATAGCGAGCGGAGTAAAGAGATTCAACAGTGCTTCTATCAATACTATGTCAGATCTTGAGAATACTATAAGAGGTCTACCTGAATCTCCACTAAAAGAAGAACTACTTGCTAAAATAGAGCTAGGAAGAAAGAAGGGTGTTGACATATACGAGCTTAGAGATATAGTTGGAAAATATGCTAAATATAGCGATCCAGAATACATCAAAAATCTTAGAGAGACAACTGAGAGCTTAGATGATCTTAAGGGGATGAAAGAAGGATCTCTTGTCGATCTCAGCAACACGCCAGAGCCAAATGAGTGGGTCAGTAAGGCTGCTTCTTACAGAACTCCTACTAGAGCTGACAAGATAGGTGCTCTTCTAAGTAGAGGAGCCGATAAACTTGTTAGAGGATATCCTGGTCAGGTTGCTGCTATGACAGGAAAGAACGTAGGATTTTCTTTAAGAAAGAACACTGTTGACGCTGAGGAGTACTTGAAAGAGAAGTACAAGAGAGAGCTAGCGGATCAGTGGGCTGCTGGATTCGCACCAAGACCTCAGAATGGAGATCCGAAATGGGAAGCTTACAAAGAATGGGCTATAGAGAATGGAATCGACCCAGATGATAAAGCATACGGAAGATGGCAGAAGATACTCGGAGGTTCTAAGTAAATGAGGAACATAGATCTACACAGCAAGTACACTGACCTCAGTGGAAAGATCTTGCAGGGATGCATGGAAGTTATGGTCTTCGGTGGAAACACTAAAGCGCCAATATTCGACAGAGACGGAACTCCGATAGCTAATCCTCAGCTCACTGACGAGATGGGAAGATCAGACATTCAGATCTTCGTCGACTCTGACGTGACTGTGTACTTCTACAAGTACATCGGCACTGGATCTTTCGCAGAGATAGAGTACGACGACGTAGACACTTCTGATTCGTCTCTGTGGTCTCTTCAGTACACTGCTGACTCTATTGATGACACGCTTCTGAACATAGCATCTGACACGACGATATCAGTCGAGAACATCAGCGCTCTCAGAGCTCTAGATCCAGACACTGTTCCTAGAATTGGAGATGCAGATCGCGGTCCAAAGACAGTGACTGTTCTCGGCTACGAAAAAGCTGGAGACACTAGTCCAGTTCAGTACATTTGGGATCAGTACTCAGACGAGACGGATGACGGAGGATCTGTCATCGCAGGAGACAGACTAACTGGCAGATGGATCTTGACAGTTCCTGGAGAAGTTCTTGACATCAGACACTTCGGAGTACTGCCAGCTGAGTCAGAGGGAGAGGCTTCAGACGAGAGCGTTCAAATAGTCAACGCTGCTTCTTACGCTAACAGAAACGGATTGAAGCTCTGGTTCCCGAAGGTCACAGTCTCTGAGCCGAACGAGATCGAGAAGAAGCACTACAAGTACTCAGAGGTTACAGTAGAGATTCCAAACGGAATAATCTTCGATGACGGAATCGTGATGAACGACATCTACTACAACTCTTCGTTCACTGCGTACAGCATCGAGGGAAATCCGTCATTCCAGAACAGACTCACTGACATAGTTACTCACGAAGCTAAGACTTCATGGGGCGCTAGAAGCATAAGAGCAGACATAGTGATTCTTGACGATCAGTACGGAATCAATCAAGACATATACTCTGGATGCGACGTGATCATAACAGATGACGTCTCAAACTGGAGAGCTAAGTTCGAGAACTGCAGAGTATTCATAACTGGGTCAGTCTCTTCTGATTGCGAGTTCGACGGATGCTGGATATCTTCTCCAGCTAAGATCTCTGGACCAGTTACTTTCAAGAAGTGCTGGCTCGATCAGAACATGTTCGATGGAACTCCATCAGGAATCACGATCGACGACGCTTGCACATTCGACATTCAGGGCTTCAAGAGCAAGAAGTCTATGTGGCTAGACTTCATGGGTCAGCAGGGCGCATCTTCATACGACTGGCAGGGACTTCCGACGACAGAGAAGCCGTGGAATACAGCCGTCAAGTCTGACATGAGGGCCATATCTTGGAAGGGCGGAACTGATCCTGTCGAGCTAGAAGAAGACACTACTGAAGCGAGAACATACTACTTCGAGAACTGCTCTGGAGCTATCGAGATTCAGGGTGCAGCCAACAACTTGTACATCTTCAAGAACTCTGAGATGACTCTGACGTTCAAAGACGGATGCTCTACTGGAATCACGCTGAGAGCTGACGGATCTGCGCTGAACATCAGTCAGTCTAGAATTCGCGTAGAAGCTCTGAACATGACTGACAGCTCTCTAGCTGGATCTGGATCCATAGACGCTAGAGAAGCTTACATACATGGATCTACGGTATCATCTGGACTTCACTGCGGAAACTTAGACGCAGACAGCAGCACGTTCACTAGCAATATTCAGATATACGGACATCTAGCTGACTCTCCGATCACTTTCGAAGAGAACGACCAGACTTATATCGCTACAGTCATCATCTCAGGAAACGTCAAGGGATGCACATTCGCTGGAGAGGGAAGACTGGTAATAGGAACAGAGAACGGAAACGATGAGCACTACAGCGACAATCAGCTCGTCAGAGGACTCTCTATCATAAACTGTCTAGGACTCTCAGAAGATCCGATAGCTGTCTACGAGTGCTCTACCTCAAGATTCGACAACCAGAATCAGTACACGTACCAAGGGAACAGAGGTACTATGGAGATGAAGACACATGTAGAGGGCAATATCCCGAGACAGACTCCAGATGTTGGCTACATAATCAACGGAGCTGCTACTGTCTTGTACGCATACACTTCTCCAGCTCTCCAATACGACTACGTCTTCGACTGCAAGCTCTTCACTATCGGCTCTGTGAACGTCAAGGTAGATGTAGCTACATATCCTCTCTACAAACGCTTCGGAGGGCTGTATCTATATGCAGGTGCAAACAACAGACTCACGAGCGATGTAAATATGATGAAGGTACCCGGAGTACAACTGAAATGGCATATCAGAAGTATTATAGTAGCAGTAGGTACCATCGCTCTATACGATGATGGAGATCCAATCGAATTTGATCTTGTCCAGATGTAGTGATCAGTGATTGGAAAGGAGCTCTCTTTGTTTCTGACGTCTTAGTCTAACTCGCTTCTGATGGTCAGTCACTAGATCTCCTTTCCAAGCATTACATCTATCTCCAGTCATACCTTTCTTTGCTGCAGCCATTTTTATTCTGCTCTCTGAAGATACTGAATGACCTTTTAGTGTAGCAGATATCTTTGTTCGGCTTTCTGCTGATTGTTTGTCTAGACTATTGTGTTCTGTTCTCTTCAAGAATATTAACTCTTCAGGAGGACGGTGATAGTACAGATCCATCTCGATCAATTCTTTCTTAGATCTTAGTACAACAGTACCATCTTCAAGTGTCTCTATCTCTTTGCGATGGTGTAGATCATATCCTTCTGGAGATCTTACTGCTTCTTCATAGTTCTCAATTTCTTGATACTCATTGCAGTACTTTCTTAGTCTCTTCATTATTTTTAAGATCATCTTTACCTCTAGATAGCAATATAGGAATTTAGAAGTGGTTTCTAATTATTTTTCTGAATCAAGAGGATTTTTATGATGGATGAAACTATCACTCCTGTTACAATTGAAAAGAGCGACGAAGAGATCCTGAGAGACGTGAACGACTTCCTGAAGAGATCATCGAACAGATACAGCAGCTCGATAGAAAAAGCACTCACAGACCTTAGACGATTCTCTGGCAACTTCTGGGATAATGAGTTGACTGCTGAGTGGAAGAGAGGAAAGAGAAAGAACCTATCCCTCAACAACTGGGCAGTCATGTGCAATGCAATCAGCTCTCCAGTCTCGAATAGTCCTTGGCATATCGAGCTCTGTGACAAGAGTCCCGAGACAGGCAATGGCGAGATCCAAGAGGGAATCGACAACTTTGAGTCTAATTCCGAGTCAAAGATGGCGATGAT